TGCTCTAGTGAATCCAGCTACATTAAACAAGTCTGCATCCGTAGTTACTGGACTTGATATGCCAATATTCCCATCCTTTGCGCCCTTAATGGCTGTCGCTGCTTCACTTGCAGTTACACCGTTTCCGTTAGCATGATAAAGCACATTGCCTAATGTTGGCGTTAATTGTGTATTAGCGTTTGTGGTTTGCTGGTCTATTACCGACCACTGATTTGTTAAATTATAATCTGCCATTATCAAGCCTCTGAAATTGCATATTGTCCGTTTGAGTCAACGGCATAAACTAAATTAGTATCCACTGCACGTACAAGTTGTTTAATCTTCTCGAATGAGTCTGAACTTGTGAAAGTAATCGATGTTGTTGTTGCTGTGTTTCTGTCTGGTGTGTCAGTAAAGTTACTTACTTTAAACTTAAACTCTGCCTCTTTGTCGGTGTCATCACCAGGTACAAGAAAATACGTCCCTATATTACCACTGCGAAAGTCTTCTCTAACTTCTTGATACGCCTCATCACTAGAGAATAATACATCAAAAGTATGGCCTGCTGACTTAGTACCCTCGTCACCATCTAAGTAATATCGGTAGTCTGGGTCGGATTTCGTATTATACTCAACGGCTGCACGTTGGTAGTTACTTGAGTTTGATTGCCCTGCACCGATGACCAACTGACGACCATCTGACATGACTTTTTTAAGCAATACTTTTGTGCCGTTTAACGCATTAATAGCCATTAGGACTCCCTCACAAACTCGCTAGATGACGCTAGGGTAACGGATGTATTTGCTGTTGTGTCTCTTTCTGCTGCATCCGACATATTTGTGATTTTAAATGGTATCGTTTGAGTCTTGCCATCACCATAATGTAAAACATAGTCTCTTATCGTACCCGTTTTAAAATCGTCCCTCATTTCGAGATATGCCGCATCACTTGAGAATACAACTTCGTATGAGTGTTCAGAATACTTTACACCCTCGTCACCATCCATCAATTCCCTAAACTGCTGACTCGCCTTATTCGTTATATCAATACCGTCCCTTGTATAAGTGCTAGAGTTAGCCAGTAATCCACCGACTAACTGAGTGCCGCCACCAGACAAGGTCTTGTATAACAGATATTTTGAGCCGTTCACAATTCCAGTAGGATTCATGATTAAGCCTCGCTAAACTCACCGCTTGAGTTAAGTGCAAAACTGGTTGAAACTGCATTGTTTCTGTCTGCTGTATCACTCATAGCAGTAACTTTACAACTTACTGTTGTGGTCAGTGAACCAATGACTCTTTCTGCTGGGAAGATTGCACCATCAAAGTATTTAGCACGTAAGAATTGATACGCTGCATCGTCTGAGTAAAGAGAATCTACTGTAACATCAATAGATTTTGTACCCTCATCACCATCTAAATAAGTACGATATTGGTCACTTGATTTGTTCGTTGTCTCTACGGCTTCACGGTTAAAGCTCATTGAATGAGTTGATTCGCCCTCAATAACAACAAAGCCTGAGCCTGTATTGACTTTGAATAGTACCTTAGTGCCGTTTACTATGCCTGCTGGATTTGCCATTGTTTATATCCTATGCAAATTGGTTGTAATGGAAATAATTAATCGATACATCTACTCGATAAAACTTATCTTCAACAACTGGAGTTGTTAGAGAGATGGTATCAATGTTTAAATCTGGTTCGCCTGTCGTGACTTGTTGGTAACTATCTATGATTTCTTGACAGACTTTTTGAATGTCACCTTTGCCCGTATCATGCTCAACAAATACACTGATTTGGTATGTGCCGTTCTGGGTCATATGCTGTTTAGTTAGTCCGTCCGCACTACCATACAAGTTATACACTTCGATTCTGTTTGTATAAGTGTCTGAGCGATTGTCTACAAGGTTTTCGTCTATTATCTTAATCTCACCCAAAGTGGCAGAGTTAAACGCGCTGTATGATTGCCCTGCGTTATCTATCTGAGCTAATAAAAGTGAATCAATAGAGAATATACTCACTTAACACCCCTTAACGCTTTTGCTGCTCGTTGTCTGAATCTCTGCCCGAATCCTGCTAGGTTGCTTCTCACCATGCCGCGTGGAGCTTGTTTTGAGAATCCACCGCTTGACCTTACCTGGTAGCCTTTGCCTTTTCTGTACGTCCCTTTCTTAACTGGGTCTGGATAACCACCGAATTCAACAACATTAATTTGTGGCGCATTATTGAACATGAACAAACGACCACCTTTTAACAACTTGCCTTTAATCTGTTTAGAAACATAGTCACGACCTTTCTTACTTGTGCCTGACAAGTATCTGTCTGTTGCATTACGTGCAATCTGCCAGTTGTGCCTTAAATTGCCTTGTGGCTTAGTCGTGTATCTTTCGCTATTTGGTATACCAATAGGTGTATCTTCGACAATCTTACCCATTGTATTAATGAACTCTTTTTCTATGGCTTTCATTGCTGCTGATTGGTATTTAACACCATACTCTGCAATTAGTTGTGAGCCACTAACATTGAACTTAGCCACGAGCTTGAACCTCTACATAAGCGATAGAGTCTTTTATTCTATGCACCGTATAATCAACTATGGACAAATCGTCTGTCATAGGTGGCACGTTTATCTTGTCGTCCTCACCTATTGCACCATCAAAGTCATTATCTAAAGCAATGAGTATGCGTCTATCTTCTTTCATAATAGACGTACCGTTAATTCGACTTACTGGGTATCTGACAACATAAGCCATCAAAGGAATAGGATTCGATAATATTTCCACGTTCTTTTTCGTAGTCTTATCGTAGTTGTCCGTATTTCTTTTTAGTATGGCTGAACCTTTATACCCAAAGCGAGTAATCTGGTTTTTAGCTGTCTGTAAGTGACTCATACTCTTAACAATCCAACGGGTTCAAGATACTTTTGTAAATAAGAGTTTACACGCTGAGAATTGAAAACGCTACTTTTACCGCCCTCGTAGTATTGAGTTTCTATCATGTCGGTTTTTTCGCTCTTGATGTTCTCGCCTGTATCACTGCCATCATTTAACAGTGATTGTGTGTAAGCTGCTAGTGCGAGTTCAATCTGTGCGTTTTTAAGGTCATTAGGAATAGATGTTGATGATAATTCGTACCCGTTCACCCAAACATCTTGTCTAGGCCATAGCAAAGGCTGAGTTTCTTCTACTAACTCACCTAAGTAACATTTAGATTGTAAGTAGTCTGTTGCTAGAATTGCGTTTTGTTCAATCTGCGCATCTGCTGGGTAGGTCATACCGCGTAAGTCTGCATAAGCCTTAATCTCTGCTACTGTCACGTAACTGTTTGCATTTGGTACGATTGAGCCATCTTCTATAATTAGTGCCACTATCTTTCCTCTACTATGAAATAACTATCTAGCTCTGCGGTCACGTTTTGTGTGCCTGAGTTATTAGCCACTTTTAGAAATACATAATCATTTTGGTCTAAGTCTAGATTTATGTTGATGTTGAAAAACGCCACATCACGACCACCAACTAAGTTATTGACCTGTCTGGTTTGAGTTAGAATATCCACCTCGCTAGCCTCTGAGGCATCATATTTCACAACCTTTAGTGATAACTCTGTATTTTGTGTGCCATCGATAACAAAGTCAGCAATAAACTTATACTCTCTTGGTGTGTTGCCTAAGTGTCTAAGCTGTCCTGGTCCTTGAACGTCAAAGTGCTGTAAGTCTTGGAATAACCACGAGCCATTCAATACCTCAAAAACGCCTTGTGTATTTATAACGGTTTCCGCCACTAGAATAATACCTATTGAGCCGCCCTCGAATGTGTTTGGCATTCCGTTATTACCTGACCATGCAGCAACTAAATCACCCTCACTCATGTTTGGCGTTATGTTTGCATCGGTAGCGTTAAATACGCCATTTCTAGATACAATAGCATCGGTTATCTGAACCGTTGATGGATTAACAAAGTTACTTGGTGAGAAGTCAAAGAATGATACGTTTGCAGGTAGGTCAATATTTTGATTGCTTCTAAATCTAGAGTTCATCACAAAGTTAGTGCCTGCCTTAAACAAGGAATAACTTCCATCTGTCAGACCGCGAACAATGCTCGTTTCTATGAAGTAACCACCAAGCCAGTTGCCAGATAAAGTTAGTTGTGGTTTACCGCCAAACCTACCTGTTCCCGTCTCCAATCCTTGTCTATAACCTGTTATCTCTCCCAATGATGAACAGTTGTTGTAGTTTATACGGGCAAACTCAAACGCGTTAAATCCTGTTGCGTCTGTTAGGTTGTAAACTTGTGAATTTGTGCCAGTAACTTCTATGCCGTAATCCTTGCCTAACACATTACCGCTGCCACCAATTGGAGACGTAAACATGGTGTAATTGTCAGCATTAGATATTAGCTTAGATGCGTCAAAGTTATAGCCTGTTAGGTTTAAACCACCAGGTGGCACTTCTATTGATTGAGTGCCCATATCGACAACACCATCAATAAAGTATTCTTTTGAGCTGTCTAGCGTTCCAGATAAATCTGAAGCTTGTGTAACTGTAACCCTATTAACTAAACCACCACTACCACTGTTTACAGTAGCACTCAATATATCTTCTAGTAACTCGTTTCTAGT